ATATATTCTTATACTGTTGTCGCTTGAAAACAGTTGCGTTTGTCGGTCGTTTGTCGATTGATTGTCGTTCTGTTTGTCGTTTTGTTCGGTGTTTTCGCTATAATTGTCTGTATTGCTGTTAATTACGGGCGTTTTTGGTTTGTCGTTTGGTTTGTCTATTTTGGCGACTTTCTTTCCCGCTACCCTCCGCAAACCTTCGTAACTGTTTGTCGGTCGTTTGTCGTTTTCATTTTCTAATGGCTGGTAAGTGTCGAATTTACAAACTGTTATAATGCTTTTGTAGTTTGTCGCACGGACGGATATTTCGCCGGACGCCTGCAAACGAGCTAAACGGGTTCTAATCTGTCGTGTCGTCTGTCCTGTTTCTGCGCACAAACCATCGACGGAGGTAACGAAAGCCCCGCGCTCAATCTCCACTCCTCGCCATCTCGTAGGCAGGTAATTCGCCTTGAGCAGACAAACGACCCACAGTTGCAGCGTGAGCGGGTCGTCGAACCACTCCCATCCGAGCGTGCTGCGATACAACCGCACCCAACCAGTATTTGTTTCGTTTGCCATTGACGCTGATTTGACCCGTTAAATTTCGCTTTTGTTCAGTTTGACGATTAAACCCTTGTCTGCGACGAAAACACGCGCGAAATGGGCTGTTTTGCGCATTTGCGCGGCAAAAGCATCGGCAAGACTGTTTGCGTTCGAAAGGTGCAGTAGAACGACCGTCGAAAGTTCCGCCGTTTCGTTCGCCTTTACCATATCACACGCCGCGTCGATTGATAGATGCGACGTTCGTACGCGCGCTGCCTGTGCCGGGTTCATCGTCCCGCGGGCGATATTATCGTCCAGCTCCTCTTGTGAATAGTTCGCCTCGATCAGAATATGATTCAGTCGCAGGGATTTGAAGTTGTACCGGATAAAATGCGTGTCGGTAGCAAATAGCACTTTTCCGCATTCCTCGTGTTCGATAATATACCCGAACGGTTCCGCTGCGTCGTGCTTCACGTCGAACGCCCGGACGACGAAATCGCCGACCATGACGGACTGCATCGGTCGTAATGTGTGCGCGCGGTGCGCTTTGTCGATGCGACACGCCGCGAGCGTTCCCTGCGAGGCGTAGACGTCGATTGCCCGGTCGGCGTATTTGCCGATGTGGGCCGCGTGGTCGCCGTGCTCGTGCGTTACTACTGCACCGACGAACTTTCGGGCGTCGATACCAGTTCGGGCAAACATCGTTTCGGGCGATGCGCCGCACTCGATAACGAGTGCAGACGCTTCGCTCTCCAAAACGTAGCAGTTACCAGCCGACGACGAGGATATAACGTGCAGCTTCATCGGGTTACACGTTGAACGGGTCGTCTTCAATGGCAGCAGGGGCCGCCTCTTCGGTTACCTCCTCGCGTGGAACGGGCGTCGGCGTAGGGATCGGCGGCATCGTTTCGGCAGGTACGGCCGATTGTGCTGTGATTGCGGCCGGAGCAACCTCCTCGAATTTTGCTTCTTCGATATTTGCCCCGGCGGGCGCGGCCGCCGTTTCGTTCGTTACGCGGCGTTCTTTCTCGTCTTCACTCAACAGCCATGCGTCGGACGACGAGTTGATGATGTGCTTCATGGCGGAACGCTCGACCGTTCGCCCGGCCATTTCGCTGGTGAAATTTCGGTGCGCAGGCGAGTTGCCCCGCGTCGCGCCTTGCATCCACGACTGCCGGATTTCGGTCATCGTCTTGATCGTCGTCGAGTGCGATCCGTCGGCCATAGTCGTTACGGCGTAAGCGGCGACGATCTTGTCTTTGTCGATTCTCGACAGGCTCGGAACGTGTTTCGTTACTTTGGTTTCGCCGTCCTCCGTATACATGTATTCGAATTCGTCACCCTCGTAGACGACGACCGACCGAACTTTCTTCATGCCTTGCGCACGAGCCAGTTTCTCGTCGCCGAAATACGACCGCCAGAACGTCAGTTCGAGCTGCCCCGACGCCTTGTTTTTGATCGGGATAAAATACCCTTGCTTCTTCTGAATATCCATGCCTTGTAGCACCATGTCGAGCAGCGAATTTGCCACCGATGCTTTGGTTACGACCTCCAAAACCGGGTGTTGTACTTTGTTGGAATCCTCCCAAAGCATTTCGGAGATACGAAGCCATGCAAGGTTCATTTGGTTAGTTACGGCGTAGTCTTTCGGGACGACCAGTCCGCCGTTTGCTTGCAGCTCCTCGATGCGTCGCAGGACGCTGTTCGCAAGTTCATCTTTCATTGCGGCAATCGCTTTCGATTGCGTCGCCGGGGCGGTCTGCGCTCCGTTCTGATTGCTATTCTGTGCCATAGTTATTTGAAATAAAAGATTTGACGATACGTGTTGTAGTTGCGGTCTTCAATAGGGGCGTCCTGCGGGTGGCGGCGAGCCTCGGAAAGCCAGCGTTTATAACATTGCGGGCAGTATATCTTATTCAGTACGGCGATGTAATAGCCGCCGTCAGGGGTCGCCATATCCGCCGTGCAGTAGTCGCATTTCGTGGGGCTTCCGATGGCCCACATGTCGAGCGTTTCGACGTGGATAACCTTGAATCCTTTTTCGTTGCTGACGATCTGTGCCATGTCGTTACGCTGTTTTAAGTTCGAGCGCAGCCCCCTCGACCACTTGCAGGCGAATGACCTGCGAATCGAGCGCAAAGTCGGTCTGCGAAATACTTTCGGCATTGTCGATGAAGACGGGTGCGGTTGCGCCGTAGTAGCGGCAGAACGTGCGAATGATGTCAAGCCCGGCGAGTACCTGCCCGGCGCTGTTCAGCGAGTTGAACGGCACGCCGTCGATGGTGGCGACGCATGTTTCGACGTCTGCGCCCTCGATGGTCTGTTCGTACATTCGCCAGCGCACGAGGTCGAACCGCGAATTTATCGCCGCTTCGACGGCTTCGATGTCTGCTTTCGTGTAGGCCGCCGCCGCAAATTCGAGGCGTTCGAGTTCGGCTATACGTTCGGCGATCTTCTTTTCGGTAGCTTTGGTTTCGTCTATCAATCGCTGAATTTCCGTTGTGCGCTCCTTGTTGGCAAGGCGACGGCGTAGGTCGGCGGTTGCGGTTGCGAGGTTCTGACGCACCGTGTCGATCTGTGCGGATATATCCCGGCGGCGTGCCGTGAGCGTAGCGGCCGTGATTTTCGTGGTTGCCGAGGTTTCGAGGGCGGCTTGCTCGCGGGTCAGTTCCTCGGTGAGTTTCCGGTAGGCGGGGGATAATTTCGCCTGTTCTTCCTCCGTTTCGAGGTCGATTGCGGGAACGTCTTTCGCGGTTGTGATAGCCAGCGTCGCAGCGTGATGTTCCGCACGCAGTTGCGATAGGCGTTGATCGAGCATTGCGATTTCCTGTTCGGTGGTCGAAACCAGCTTTGTTAACTTGCTGTAAGTGTCCTTTTCGAGATTGGCGTCGGCGATCAACTTGTCGAGTATTTCGCGCTGGTGCTTTTCGAAGCTCTCGCGGGCCGCGCGGCGGGCTTCTTCGATGGTTGCGGCGGGTAACGGCTGGCCGCAAGCGTAGCAGGTGGTCGCGTCGACGTATTCAAATGCCGCCTTTTTCTCAGCCTCGTATTTCGCACGCATGCTATCGAGTGCCGATTTGATATTCGCCTGCTTCTTTACGCAGGCTTCGAGGGTGTCCCGTTTCGAGTTTGCCGTCGTTTCGGTTTTCTCGATTTCGCGCAGAATTGAATCCGCTTTCGCCTGTGCGTCCATGATGGCCGCGTCGCGGTCGGAGTTATACCGACGGGCCGCGGTCAGTCGAGCGTCGATATGATCGGACAACGACTTTTTGATGTCGAGCACCTTTTTCAGTCTTCGGTCGTGGGCGGCCTGCGTTTCCTCGTCTATTTTCGATGCGTCGGCGATCTGCGTGTCGAGTGCGTCGATTTGCCGCTGGTACGCTGCGATCTCGTTTGCGGCCACGGATTCGCGCTGCGTGATCTCCTGTTCCAGCGCGGCGTAGTCTTCCGCCGGGGGCATCGTGTTTTGATATGCTTCGATCTTTGGGCCGAATGTTTCGAGTTCCTTTTTGTTCTTGCGCTTCTCGGTCGCAAGCCGCGCTTTGAAATCTGCGAGGGGTTCGCCGTTCATTTCGGCGAGCAGGTCGGCAAACTGCGCCTGTATCGCCGTGCGGTCGATGTTATCCCCGACGAGGGCTAAAAGGGCAGCGCGACGGCCTTTCCAATCGACGCGAGTATTGAAATACATCGGGTCGGTCAGCATCCGGAATACATTGTCGTTGATCCATTCCGAAATGATTTTGTCGTATGCCGCCTTGGTTCCGACCTCCACGCCATTGACGGCAAACGCACTTTCGTGTCCGACGAATCGCAGGTCGGACGACCCGCGCGGCTTGCTCCAAATCTCGCGGTACGTGCGGCGCAGCGTCTGTGCGGAGCCGTCCACGTCCAATGCCACCTCGACGAAATGCTCGGCGCGGTGCATAGGTTCGCCCGTGGCGTCTATTGTCTTGATGTCGATGTCGGTGCTGTTGTGCGAATCCTTGCCGAACAATACCCATGTCAGGGCGTCGAAAATGGTTGTCTTTCCCGTACCGTTGTCGCCTATGATCGTGGCGTTACGGCCGTCGAAATCGAACGATACGTCGCGCAGTCCTTTGAAATTGCGCAGGGTAATTGATTTGATCTTGATGTTCATAGCATCGTGCGTTTTGTGATGATTGGTTATTATGCGGTTTTCCTTTGTTCTCTGATTATGGCTGCGGAAAGTGTTACGAACGCGGCGAATGTTACGGCAACGGCGACCCATGAAATCGGGTCTGCATCCATTGCTCCGCCGAGCGCGACCAGCGACAGCCACCACGGGATAGCTAAAATTTTGGTTTTCATGTCTACTTGTAGTAAAAGGTTATTTTCAAGCCGCGCCGCAGTTTGCATTCTACTTTATCCGCCTTGCTTCGAAATGCCCGGTCAAGCAGGTTGTTTGCGAGTTCGCTCCCCACCAACCCGACGAATCCCGTAAAGCCTTTGAGTTCATGGATGCCGAGGCCCGAAACCTTGATGCGGAAATTCCAGTTTACCTCCCTTGATGTGTATTTGAGTGCTTGCATGTTATTTTTATCGAATTTCCTGTTTTATCGACTTTCGGGCTGTCGTCGTGTATTCGTTCGCTTGGAGTGGTAAAGGCTGCAAAACAGCTTATTTTGCCTGCTCTTGTTGTCCGTATTTACCGACGATTTCTGCGCGTTGCAGGCGTTCGGCTTCGAGTAGGGCGACGAATTCCGTGCGGCTGTATTTGATCGGTGAATTCGGGGCCGTTCCGAATCGCTTGCCCTCGATCTTCCCATGCGGGGCGATATGCTTATCGACCCAGCCCCGACCGAATTCCCGATACAGCGCGCGTTTCGTTACGAGGTCGGCGGCTGGCTGCTGGCGCTTGATGATTGCGCAAGCAACGACATCGGCGACGTGGACGAGGCAATGCTGTAATTCGTATAATTCGGGGAGCGACATATTACGAAAGGCGTTTAATTACGATGGTGGATGCGGAAGCGGTGCGGGCTTCGAATTTCGCCTTGCCGTTCTTGTTGAAACGGCTGACGGCGTTCATATACGATGCGTAGTCGCGCCCCGTCAGCGTGAATTCGTGTTCTTCTCCGACGGGAATAGCGAGCATCGTCGCCACGTAGTCGGTGCGTTTGATGATCGTGCCTTTTTTCATTTCTGTTTGGTCTTTGGGGTTAACCCCGCGCCCCCGTAAAGGGCGCGGGAATGATTGAACTGTGAAACTATTCCTTGAAAGCGGAAACCGGACGCACGGCGGTCGCGGTATACTTGCTGTAGTTGCTCACGTAGCCCGAGTAGCCGTAGTAGACGAACGCGAGGTTGGAATTGTACTCCGGGTCGGGGTCGGCTTCGCTCGTCCAGCCGATAGTCGTTATAGGTTTGCCACCGATCTTCTTGAGGGCTTCGTCGAGGCCACGGAACCGGGCGTCGTACATTTCGATTGCTTCATGCCGGGTCGGGCAGCGGAAGCCCTTGCGGTATTCGGCGGCAGCTTTCTGTGCGCCCTCGAAATTGAATCCGCCCGGTAGGTCTCCTTTGGCGATTTCGAGCATTCCGAAATCGGTTACCAGTACGACGGCCTGTGCTGCGGTCGGGTCTTCGCGCTTCACCCATTCGTCGACGGGGATAAGGTTGCGGTGTTCGTCGGGAATGTAAATTCCATTTTCGATGTTGTTTTTCATAGTGCGTTGTGCGTTAGTTGTTTAATAATATGTAAAATAGCTATGCCGAAAGGCCGTTGGATAACCGACAGAATGGTCGAAAAATCGTCGACGTCAGCCGATGTGAAATTCAATACCTGTTCGCCGCGGTCAGTGAGTCGAAATGCCGTTCCTTTGTTCGATGATTCACTCGTTATCAGTCCTGCGGCGCATAGGTGGCCGATAAGAGTGCGCATTTTACCGTGGCTTATTCCGATAAGTTCGGCAAGTCCGAGCACGCTGCCCGTCGCGCTGTTAAGGCT